TTGAAGCATTATTAGAAATATGCAATGCACTTAATATTGATATGAATATTTCTTTTATTAATAAGGACGATACAAAATAATCTGTATCATCCTTTACATATGTTACATATTATCTAATACATTTACACTTCTACTTGCACCAGAATCATATACATTATTCATCATAGCATCTGACTTCCATCTTCCCTGTTCTCGAACAAAAGTAGGATCGTTTGATTCTCTTGTAAGAATAGTTGTATATTCATGCCTCATCATGTGTGGTGTCAATTTCCCACCACTATAAATTCTAAACATAGCTTTAATATTATCTTCATTCATTCGTTTACCATTTTTATTAAGGAATAATGCTTCGGTATCAATAATATCTGTAAGCGTTTCTCTATATTTTAACCACTTTGTTAATGCTGCAATTGCGTCTTTGGTAAGAAATACAATATCTTTTCCATTATCTGTATAATCATAATTTCCTTTGCTGATAACAAGTATATACGGTCTTGGATGTCTACTATCTATATATTGTTCGTCAAGATATACATCCCTAATATCAAGACCTGCTAATTCTGATTCTCTTAATCCAGTGCCTCTTAATGTTCTAAATACACAACCATTTCTTATGCGAATAAATTCATCAGGTTTTCGATTTATCTTTTCAATCATTTCTTGAACATCCTCATATAATGGCATTTTTTCCATTTTCATACGATTGGTTTTAACTGGTTTATATTCACTAGATTTAATCATCTGAATAATATTATCCATACAATAATGATGAATTTTTAGATATTCCCAAAAACTACTCATCTGATTCTTCTTTGTAATAAGTGTATTAAGTTTTATTCCAG